ATCACCCTGCCCCCGGTTCCCGGTGAGACCTGGGCGAAGTTGATCTTCACCAAAGATGACGCCGAGCGTTGTCTTGAGCAAATGAAGACTTCGCGATGGGCCGCTGTGGACTGCGAATGGGCGGGCCGACCCTATGACAGGGACTTCAAGCTGCTGTGTCTGGCTATGACGCCGAGCTGTGACACCGTGGCTGATGGGCGACCGGACCTGACCAGCAAGCCGTCGAATGAGGCATGGGTCTGGACGCAGGAGTCGCTCAAGAACAAGGAGTGCGTGGCGCTGCTCAAGGAATGGCTACGCAATCCAGCCAACAAGAAGATCGGCAGCTACTTCAAGAGCGACACGGTGGCCCTCCATGCGGCCCTTGGTGTCTGGACCCGTGGTGTCATCTTTGACACCAGACTCCTCCGCAAGCTGATGGACGCCGAGGCATCTGGCCGGCTGGCTGATATGGCTCACCTCGTTGGTCGTGGTGGCCATAAGGATGAGCTGGCTGACGCTAAGGCGAAGGCAGTCACCGACTACAAGAAGGCTATGGCCAAAGGCAGCGGCGGGCTGTTCAAGGTGCCGCTCCCCGGGCTGGCTGAGAAGAGCCATGCTGACAAGCTCTTGGCTGGGGCTGATCAGGACTGCTACGGCTTTGCCTTTGTAGATCCTGAGCTTCTCTATCGCTACAACGCTGCCGACACGGTGGTGACTGCGCTCGTTGGTAGCCTGCTGGAGCACTGGCTCGCCAAGGAGCCGAAAGGCATGCAGCATGTGGCCCGCGAGGTGGTGGTCCCTGCTGGTGATGCTTATGCCAGAGTCGAGTCCTGGGGGCTGCGCGTAGATAAGCCTGCGCTGGAGGCAGTGGGCCAGTACCTCGACCTGAAGATCGCAGAAGCTGCCAACCGCTTCCGCGACTATGGCTACAACCCCGAGAATCCAAAGGCTTCCACATTCTCTCCTGGCTCTCCGCAGCAAGTCGCAAGATTGCTCTTTACTGACTTGGGCCTCAAGAGCACGCAGACTACTGACAGCGGTGCCGCCTCGACGGGGGCTGATGCCTTAGAGGAGCTGATCGACCAGCACCCGGTCGTGGCCGACATCCTCTCCTGGCGCGGCCTGACGAAGATGAAGGCCACCTATGTTGACGGCACTCTTGGCTATATCCGAGATGATGGGCGCATTCACCCGACCATCCATCCTGATGGGGCGCGCACTGGCCGCACAAGCAGTTCAAATCCCAACATGCAGAACGCGCCCTCAGTGGAGTCAAACGATCCGCAGCAGGCTGAACTGGCGCGCATGTATCGAGACTGTTTTGCGCCGCCGGCAGGGCACTCGCTGCTGGAGGTGGACTACTCTCAGCTGGAGCTGCGCGTAGCTGCTGATCTGTCGGGTGATCCAGCCATGCTCGACATCTTCAAGCAGGGGCAGGACTACCACCTTCGCACAGCCCAGATGCTGTCCAAAACCCTCTGGAACATCACACCCGAGGATGTGACGGACACCCATCGTCGAGAAGTGAAGGGGGTCAACTTCGCCCTTCTTTACGATGACGACCCTTATGGTATAGCATATCGTTGTGGTGTGGATAAAGACAAGGCCGCGCAGATCAGAGATGCAGTTTTCGGGTGCTTTCCCATGCTGGCCCGATGGATTCAGGAGCGGGTGCGCGAGGCTGCAAAGACCGGCGCCGCTTGGACCTGGTGGGCTGGCGCTCCTGCTCGGCGCCGCCCTCTCATTGAGATAGCCAACCTCGACACCCAGCTTGGCAAGACGCATCGACGGGCCAGCTGGAACATGCCCATTCAAGGCACCGGCAATGAGTACCTAGTGGCCTCTGCGATTCAGGTGGTGGACTGGCTTGTGAGTGACGGCATCCCAGCCAAGCTGCTGGTGACCATCCATGACTCAATGCTGATCGAGGTCCGCAACGACGCCATGTCCGAGGTACGGGATAGGGTGCTGAAGATCATGTGCAGCCACTCGACCAAGAACGGTGTGCCTCTGATGGCAGATGCGAAGTGCGGCCCCACCTGGGCGCGCATGGTCAAGTGGAAGGCAGGACAACCCTGCCCGCTGGAGGGTTGCCGCTAAGTCGGTAGGGGAAAAAAAGACTGACTGCCCTTGATAGAAGATGCAGCCAAGTGGTTGCCCAAAGGAGCGTGAACATGGCGTTTGATGCAAAGTACGCAAGCGAGTGCGTGAAGCTGGAGCCGACGGCACTGGAAGAAGAGTTCGTGCGCTACACCGCCGATCTGGCTTATTGGGGCCAGCAGCTAGCCGAGGTCAAGCAGGCCGAGTCTTTGGTCAAGCTGTCACGAGACACCACTCAGGCTGACCTTGACGTGGGTGCGCGTGAGGCTCTGGCCGGTGACAAGAAGCCAACCGAGGCCATGATCTCCGCTTGGGTGCAGAAGCACCCGGCCATGGTTGCGGCTGAGAAGGAGTGCATCGGTGCCACCTATGAGGTGGACCGTGTGCGCGCTGTGTGGGAGGCTCTTCGCTCCAAGCGGGACATGCTGGTCGGTCTGGGAGCGCAGCAGCGTGCCGAGATGCAGCATGAGCCCTCAATCAAGGTGGACTTCTAAGCAAGATCCCACCGCATGACGCGATGGGCAAACAACGGCATGGCCTGCGGGCCGACACGCCACGATAGGAGCAGAGCATGAGCAACCTGAGCAAGTGGGGCGAGTGGAACGATGATGCGGCAGCGCAGGACGCTGCGGCAACCCGAGCGGGACAGAAGAGCTACATGAAGCTGGTGGAGGGCGACAACGTGGTGCGCTTCCTGCCGCCCCGCCCTGGCAAGGGCAGCCCCTTCGCGGCCACCTTCAGCCACTACATGGAGCTGCCGGATGGCCGCAAGGTCAGCTTCAACTGCCCGCGCATGATGGCCAAGCGTGCCTGCATTGTGTGCGCGAAGGGTGAGCAGCTGCGGACCAGCCGTTCCATGAATGATCAGAAGGCTGGCAAGAAGCTGTTTCCGCGCATCCGTGTCTACGCCAACGTGATCGACCGCAACAACGAGGCGCTGGGCGTGCAGATTCTGGCCTTCGGCAAGGGCGTGATGGAGAGCCTGACCGCTCTGCGCCAGAACCCGCGTAAGGGTGGCAACTTCACTCACCCAGAGACGGGACGGGACATCATCATCACCCGCAAGGGAACCGGCCAGTTTGACACGGAGTACACGGTGTCGCCGGATGTCTCCACCAGCCCGCTGCACGCAGATCCTGGTCAGGCGGATGAGTGGCTGGAGTTTGCCTACGACCTCGACCCGTTCATGGCTGTGCTCTCCGACGAGGAGATCCGTCTGAAGGTTCGTGGCGAAGAAGCTGATCCCCCGCCGCAGCGCGCTGCTCCAAAGGTCATTCAGTCGCGTGGCCGCAGCGTGGAAGATGACGTCGACAGCATGGAAGATCCGTTCTAGTCCATCAATCTACACGCTAACGACAAGCGCAGAGGCATCCAACAGGGAGTCTCTGCGCTTGTTCGTCACAGGACATGCACATGACCCGAACCCCAGAACAACTCCGCGCCGAGCTGCTTGACCTGCTCAAGAAGCATGATTGGTTCTTTGATCGCTCAGATGACTACAGCGCATGGAGCGCAGGCAACGCCCAGCGAAAGCAGATCAACTATCTGGCGCGACTGGTGCCGGATGGACAAGAGCTTCTCGACGCCCACTGGCCCAAGACAAAGTAGGAGATCACATGGCAGCGCGAAAGAAGATCACGCCGAACGGCACCGAGGCACCGCCTGATGCAAAAGTTACTGGCACCGGCAAGGCCACAAAGGTCAAGAGCAACTCTTCCACTACACAACTCATGGTCGAGGCCATGCGGGCCAAGCTGGGCAAGTCGGCAGGCGCGCAGGTGGTGGAGATGGCGCAAGGCTCCATCTCAGATGTCAAGGAATACATCCCCTGCGGAGTAAGCGTCATTGACCAGCACCTCCTGGGTGGTGGTGGATTGCCTGTTGGCCGGCTCACTGAACTCTTTGGCGACTACGGCACGGGGAAGAGTTCGCTGTGCTTTGCCTTCATGGCTGGATGCCAGCGTATGGGCGGCATGGTCGGCCTAGCTGAGAGCGAGAACGCCCTCCAGGTGGATCGCGCTGTCTCTTTCGGGGTCGATCCTGATGGTGTGGTGCTCACCCACCCGGAGAGCCTGGAGGACGTGCTGGCCAATGCCGAGGCGTTCATGGAGGCCATCCCTGATGGAGTCGGCCCGAACCTGTGGGTGCTGGACTCCATCGCAGCCTGCGTGACCAAGGCTGAGAAGGAGGCGGGTGCTGGTGGCAACCTGCGCGTGGGCGAGTTCGCCCGTCGCATGAGCCACGGCATCAAGCAGATCTGTGCCTTGGCAGCACGCAAGCGCACTGCCCTCCTGATGACCAACCAGACAAGGCAGAAGATCGGTGTGGCCTTCGGGAACCCGACCACCACCCCTGGCGGGGATGCTGTGAAGTTCTACAGCTCCAGCCGGTTGCAGCTGATGGGCGGATCGGCAGTCAAGGTCGAGGACGTGCCGGTGGGCAAGGACATCACCATCCAGTGCGTGAAGAACAAGCTGGTGTCGCCCATGCGGAAGATCAAGGCTCGGTTCCTCTACGAGAGCGGCTGGCATGAGCCGTGGACCACCATGACCCATGCGAAGAACATGGGCGCTGTGGGTCCGAAGGCTCAAGGTATGAAGGGCTATCGCGAGGCGCTGGCTGGCCTTGGCTGGCCCGAGCCGGCAGGTGTTGAGGAGTCCGGTGAGGGCGAGATTGAGGCGCTCAGTGAGGATCAGGCGCGTGAAGAGCTGATCGCTGCCGACTAAGGGGAAAAAGCTACGAGATGCACTTGATGGGAGGCAGGAGACAATCCTGCCTCCCTCTTTTCGTTTACCAAGTCTTTTTCAAGAAGAAAGAAAGGAAGCGCAAGAATGAGCATGTATGAAATGCTGACCGCATTGGAGAATGACCCCGTGCTGCTGGAGGTGAAGTGATGCGCGTTCTGGGAAAGACGCAAGTGGGAGACACGCTCGTCTGCGAGAGAGCAAAGGTGCGGGTTGCTTCCGTCGACGAGGAGCACGTCACGCTGGAGGACGGTCGGCGCCTCCGCCGCGACAACGGACGGCTGCGCCTCCCGAACGGGCGCACCGACCGCTGGACGTCGGCGATACCGCTTGCCCAGCACATCCGAGAGGAGAAGGTGCATCAGCTGACGAACGACCTGCTCGCGCTGGCAGAGCGGACCTGCATAGAGCTTGAGGTCTACGAGGCGTTCGCCGAGTATCGCTACCTCGACGACGCAGGCCTTGATCGTGCTTTGTCGCTCACCGCTGAGTTGAAGGTGATGCTCAAGGTGCCTGTGGAGGAGTCGGCCAAGGAGACGAGACGATGAGTGACTAGTTGGAGACGAAGTGTCAGAGGTG